CTCCTGATGCGCTTGCCCGCCACGTTCGTCTTCAAGGCGTGCCTTTTCATTGTGAACGTGAACAACGGATTTCTTTGGCTCGACGCCATTTTGTTGTACCTTTTTGTCGAGAGGAGCCTGAAGACCACCGGGATCTTTGGCATGCGGGACATCGCGACGGGCATGCGTGCCTACAGGTGGATGTTCTTCACGTGGTACTGCACCATGATCGACTCGATGACAGCGCGGTTCCGCCCGCGCACCAACGCGCTCGCGGAGCGCCTTGGTGGTTGCTTGATGGTCCATGATGATGAGCATCACACAGGTGACGGCGATGAGAGCTTGATTGACGACGAGCGGGTCCGTGACCGCCGGCGCTTCCGGTTCGAGCCCGCCATTTGGTTTTCGAGGATGGCCGCTAAAGTGCCGCGACCAGCTTGGAGTTCCGGCGGCAGCGAGGAACTGATTGAGATGGTGGAATCGACACAGTTGTTGTCACCCGCCCCGAGCACCATTGTCGCCGGCGTCTGGAAGACGATCTTCGACCGGGACGGACGAGTCATCGAGTCGGAGCCGAAGAAGTCCCGTAAGGTGAAGCTCCACTCCGTGACCCACAGCCACGGTGCCGCTCCTTGCAGCCGGACGAGATGCCGTGACCGGTACGAACCGAGATGCAACGACTGCGCGTCGCACATCTACACCCCCGGCTCCCGTTGCCCCTTCTGCGTGTTCCCTGAGCTCTGTGCGATGAAGAGCTTCCATGAGGCACCCACTGGCCGCTTCGTGTTGCCCTCGCCGTTGGTTTTGAACCGGGTCATCAAGTTTGAGAAACCGTATTCCATACGGTCAGAGCACATATACAACCCGCCGACAAGGCGTGTACAGGAACGGCTTGCGGGCCCGTACCTATTGGGCGTGCATCTGGGCCCAATTTACCCGGTGGTCGTTGGCTGTGGCAGCGACTCGATCGAGGCAGCTCAGAAGCTTCGGATGCTCAAGTTGAGTCCGACGCCCAGCAGCCACGCGATCGACCTGGTCCGTCAGAGGTACCTCGCCATCCGCGAAACCTTCCCCGCCATCGTGATGCTGAGCCAGTTTGACTATGTCATGGCAATGGACAGCTCCAAGCGAGAGGGGGTCCGTGAGGCGCTGGCTGAGCGGAGTCGGAATTATGGCAGGAGTAGATTTGACGTTTTCGTCAAATTCGAAAAGCTTACCGACAAGGTGAGCAGGGACCCGTTCCACCTTGAGGCACCACCCTCAGTTAAGCCGCGCCCGATTCAATTCAAGGGCCAGAAGAACAACGCCAGGTGCGGGTTGACGATCCAGAGCATCTATCATAGTGCTAAAAGATGCCTGAATGGCGCCAATGGGCTGTACTTCGCTGCCGGCCGCACCGCCGGAGAGATCGGCGGATGGATTAATGGATTGGCTGTGCTGCTAGACGCGGGTTGGGTTTTTGCAACCAACGATTGCACGTCTTATGACAGCACTCACCATGCCTCCTACCTTCGGTTCTTCGCCGACTTTGTGCGGCAAACCACCTCGGACGAGTTGGCGGCAACTGACATCGAGGAGGACGTATGGTTCCTCAGCACCGCTGCGGATGGTTCGTCGGTTGCTGGCAACGGGACGATGAGGAGTGGACTGCCGTACACGACGTTGGCGAACACGGTCCTCAACCTCGCCGCACACGCTTCCGTTCTGGGGCAACTTGGAATGGAGCACGGCGTGCATTACCACCTCGCAGCGTCTGGTGACGACACGCTGCTCTTGGTGCACCCCGACCACGTCCCAAGCGCATCCCGAGTGAGGGAATTGTTCCTTGATTGCGGTCTGGACGTGAAGTTCGAATTGAACACGGTAGAGAATGCGACGTTCCTCGGGTGCCAGTTGTACTACACCGAGACCGGGAAATTTGTGTTGCAACCGGAATTGAAGCGTGCCCTCCAGAAGATGGCGTGGAGCACGGTGCCGGTTGACGACATCCCAGCCTGGTGGCTCGGCGTTGTGCGGTGCAACTCCGTCGCCTTCAGTTGCGTGCCGATCATCGGCGATTGGCTGCGCAGGTGTAGCAAGGCTGTTGCGGGAGGCATCAGCAACAAGCGGGCCCAGCGCTACGCCAAGGCCGAAGAGCGGTATCTTTCCTTTTCGGCGCACAGGCCGGACAGGAGAAAGAACATGGAGTTGCTCCGTGGCAGATACCCATGCGTCGATTGGGGCAGCCTTGAGCTGGAACTCAAGACGTGCCCCGTTTCAGGCCCCGCGGTCCTGAACAGCCCGGCAATAGCCGGACTGTTTAGGTCGTGAGGGGCCCCTCCCGCCCAGTTGTTGGGCGGTGACCAGGACTTGATTGCCATCGTCCGGCTTTGTTCCTTGTTCCTTGTTAGTCCGGTACTGACATTGGTGGTGGAAACTGATGATCACGCTATAGTGTGAAAATATCAGACACTCAGCTGAGTGCCCGCGACCGGCACGGGATGATTCATTTTAATTGCCACCAAAACGAAAGGAATTATTGGAAATGCAACTACCGAACACAAAACGGGGCTACTACGACGCGGTGATCGGGGGATCGATGCCGCGTGTATACGACGCGCCCGTAGCAGGAGTCAACAGCGCGGTGAGCTCTGCGAACAGGATCTCGGGAGGGTATGTAAACCTGGAAGCGGAGATAAGCCGTGTGACGGACTCAATTGGGAGATCCTTGGACGGGACGAGTGCACACATGTTGCTAGCGAAAGCGTTGGCGATGCCTTCATTGGAGCCCCCGCCACGCATTGCACTCGACTACTCAAGTGTCCCAACTGCGACCACAGCGTTGAGGTATCTCTTCGACCTGGATACCTCAAACACGACGTCAAATTCGTCCAATGACACCGCTGTGCCAGGAACCGGTTTTGTCATGTTGACCAGGGACCCATTTCACTGCTTGTCCTATGGCTTGTACAATTCCGCAGCCAAAACGCTGAACTGGTATTTCCAAGCAGCTAGCACAGTGCCCGGATTTACCCTCAATTGGCCCTGGAAGAACTCAGGCGCCACTGAGTTCAGGTCGTTCGCGCTTGCCCCTGAATATTGCCTCGGGCAGAAACAACTCGGCGCTCAGAACGACGCCGTGTTTTCATGGAGCGACTTTGGTAGGAGATGGATTTGGCTTGGCGCTGGCGATTCTGCCACGTTCACCTCCTCGGCCGGAGTCAACACAAACGACAGCATTGACACGTTCAATTGGACCGACTCTGGTCCTCAAGAGTACAACACTACAACCTTTGCAGGCACATATACGGCGACTGTCACGCCATTAGTTTCTGGTTGGTACTCATTTAACTTTACAGTGTCCGCTAATGTTGCCAGCGCAACACTCGCTTTGTCCGTCCAGACTTCCACTGGATACAAGATGATACACGAGTGTCTTCCTGGGCTTTACGCCCAAAGCGGCAACATGAGCAAAATGAGGATAATCTCCGCTAGCGTCATGCTGAGCAACCGGGCCGCCACTCTTAGTGACGCCGGAACAGCTGC